GGCAGTGATATACTGTGTATTACTACTGCTGAAATATCCAACTTGCTGTGGTGTTGTGATCCCACTACTGAAATCGAATTTGTCTTTAAAGTAGCCGCGGACTTGCCCAGATTCTGTTTGTGCAAGAGTCCAACTGATGTTGATGTTTGACAAGTCTGGTCTCGGGTACTTGTCAAAATAGAAATTTCGAGTCGTTGGATTTTCAAGTAATGGCTCAATTCTTGATTTTAAGACACCGAATGCCTGGTTTCGATTTTCAAAGGTAAATGTAAAACTTAGCTGTTGATCTTCTTTATAAATTATTCCGTCTTGAGCATATATATCTGTTTGACTGTATCTGCCAGTGACATCATTTAGATCAAAGTATTTGCTAATTCCAGAGCTTTGTCTATTAACACTCTTAACTTTAATGACGTCTGATGCAACTGTAACTGGACCAATGTTATAGTCTTCCCCTGTTATCATTCTATTTTGTAGATAATAATTTTGAGGAGCCTTTTGTTTAATAGAAGCATCTGTTTCTGCAGGTGAACTATTATAAACAGAGTATTGTAAACTTAATGTAAGTGACAAAAATTGATTTTGACCGGCGGAGTTTACATATGGTATTCTTACCGATAGTCCGTTGATATCCGAAGGAGAAATTGTATATGATAAGCCGTTGCTCTGTCTATAATATAATGCAAAATTACCTTTAGGTAAATCGCCAAAGTTGCCATCAGCAAAGTTTAAATCAATTTGATCATTGATCCTAGAAGTTACTGCATATAGTGTTCTTGTGTTTAAATTTAAACTATTATAGATAACATTATTACCAACAGTAGCATCAACTTTAGTCCACTCTTTATCGTATGTTCCGTCTGCATTTAACTGCCATAACCAAACGTCACTGTTATTAATATCAGTTGCATTAATACCAACAATTTCATTTGGCACAGGATTATCAACTGTGAACGGAGTACTGGTTAATGATCCTTGTTTAAAATGCATAAAGAAGCCAGTGTTTTTTGAGCCAGCCCCTTGATTATCATTTCTCCAAATTATACCTGTTTGTCTCCCAGGTAGTGGAGATTCTTCGTATATATAATTTTTGTCTTTGAACGTTGCACTTACTAATTCAAATCCCATAGCTATTCCGCTGATCGATTTGCTAAAAGTATATACAGGAGTCCCGGTTTGAGAAGTGTTTATTCTATATTGGTCTGTTGAAATACCGTCAACAGTACTTGATAAGGTAGGCGAACCAAATACCATTCCAGATGGCATCGCAGAATTCATAACAAGAATCCACTGCTGGTACCAATTATTATTAGAAGGATCATCCCAGCTGATGATTTGATTAGCAAGATTGGTTCCGTTATTATCTGTAATAGAATCTGTCGTACTGATAGCAGTGATTTTTAAAAGTCCACTGGCTGGAGAATTTCTTTTTGGATTATAGCTGATTAGCTGTGCTAAACGTAAGATACTGTCTCGACGCTGGGCCGTTTCTAAAAAGTTTTCGCGGGCATTTAAATCAATACGGAAACTTAAATTTTGTCCTAGATAACAAATAAGATCTACTAGAGCGATAAATTCAGAACTTTCAATGTAATCATTAAAATCTTCTGGATAATTTGCCTGTAGGTATTGAACTGCTGATCGACGAAGAGTGTCGTAGTCGTAAGACTTAAAGTCTGCATTATTGAAGGATTGGTATATCTTAGTCCAATCTTCTGCGACGAGTAGTTTTGAGTTAGTTGCTGGTATCATATATGTTATGCCATTTGGATAACATATTTATTAGTAACATAAACTGCGTAGATTATTGTAGGGATAAACCGGCTTGTTTATCAAAATTTAAACGCATCACATCAACTTGGCTTGTTGCTATAAATCTAAGGTTGATTTCTAAAACTAGGCCAAACTCTGCTTCTGTGATATTTACTGACATAATGTTAACACGTGGATCTGATGCTACAATTTTTTTAATATCTTCTTCTATTTCAGCTCGCACTTCGTCGGTAAATGGATCGTATAACTTATCCCATATAATAGTACCCCATCCGGGATGCATCACACGCTCTCCCTGCCGAGTGTTAAAATAATTTAACAAGTCCTGTTTTACAATGTCAAAATCATACATCGTTACAGTTCTTGCTAATGGATCTTGTGTTGAAAATCCTACATAAAACTGGGACGTTTGTTGTTTATTTTGCTCGCTGTAATTTGCAGGCTGAATTATGATATTTTTATATGGCATGAGTATATTTAAGCAACAATGGTGCCGCCTCCTTCTCTAAAATATTGTGCTAATGTAGTAGAAGGAATTTCCCGCTGGCCGTAACCTGCACCCTGGAAACTGGCCCATATTTTTCTAACTTTGTATGCCGCTGAAGAAAAATTGCCGGCTCTAACATCGTCAAGTGCGTTGCGAGTTTGAAGGAGATATATACATGCCTTATCTTGGCTCGCCGGACTAAAGTCAGGTAAGTTACATGCCTTTTTACAAGTATCCCAAGTGTCTGGCATAAACTGATAAGCACCTGCGGCACTAGATCTAAGTCTTGCAGGTCCAAGAACGATTCTAGGATGATCTTTGTATTTGTAACTTCTATTAGTATAACTATCACCGTCTTTGTCGTATGAGTTGCTACCATATGTGTAAAATTTGAGTCCTTTATAGCCGCCAGTTCCAGTAGGAGCAGTAACTCCTGAGGGTAGCCCTGCGTTATCAATATCAAATAATGCGCTGGTATATTGTGTTCTATATCCATCTTTGCTGGCTGTACCTTCTGCTCTGCGGATGGTCCAAAGGAAGGCCGCGATATTATCTTCTGCAAGATTGCCTGTCTTAGTAGGTGGTGCATATGACGGATTTTTACTGTAAACAATATTAGCACCTGAAAAAGTATTTGTGCCGGTATTTTCTGAATCAGTTCCATTAGGTCCAAATCTTACAGGGTTAACATTTTCGTGGTGAGCCCATGGTTCGTGCGTCGGTACTCGAGTCATGATCGTTACAATATCGGCGGCTTTGTAGAATTCACCATCACTCCAAGAGCCCGGTGGTTGTCTGTTAGGCAAATTATATCTTGGAAGAGGATCCGCAGTATCTGGTATCGTGGCCGCTGTCGGCACACCAGGAGCAGGTCCAGCTGTAGCTACTGTCCCGTTAATATTAAGGTCAGTAGATGTTAAATTTAAAGAAGTTTGTCCTAATATATTAACAATTTGTTTAGCGGCTATTGATATCGTAGCATCAGAGTTAAAACTAACAGATCCGGCACTACCTAATCGTACTGCTGTACCACCATTTACGTCCATTGATTTAGTGGCCCCTAATACCATATCAGCAGTTGCTTTAATGTTAGTTGAGCCCCCTGACGATATGTATACATTGTCGCTTGCCGCACTGATATGCATGTCAGACTGTGCTCCAAGGAACATGTCAGAACCCGCATTAAGATGAACTTCTTTACTTGTTTGTAACTTTATATCGTTGACTGCTAGGCCAATAATACTTGCACCGGATTCCATTTGCATGGTTTCTCCGCTGGTGATCTTGACTGCTCTACCTGCTTCAATATTAAAATCACGATCGGCACGTAGATTAAAATCTCCTTCAGCATGTAGTGATATAGAGTCGGCGGCATAAGCATCAATCTTGCCCTGACTTGTTAGTTCTATCCATGCAGTTCCTGCGGCATTGGCGATGTAGATCAAATCACTGCTGTTATGTAAAAGTATCTGGTGGCCTGTTCGAGTTCGTATTCTAACTAATTCGTTAAGACCTTGTTTATCTCCATCATCCATTACAAACTGGGATCCGCCTAATCTGCTTACGTATGCTGTTGACTTTTCGCCAAATCCAATCTGTCCTGTTTTTGCGCCCTTTGAATCATCAATCGGACCAGGGGTGCTAATACCAAAAACAGCAGAAGGATATTCTCGCCTAGCAGAACTAGAAGTTATTCCACGTATATCATCTAAAATAAGTCCCTGCGCCAGTAGTCTATCTGCAAAAGGGTGTACTGGTTTTGTAAACTTGTTAGGATCAGCGCCTGACAGATCCCTACTGCGTTTTAAAAATTCACCAACTGGAAGATTTGTAGTTCCATATTTTCTTTCTTGTTCAGTAGTTAATGCAACCTCGCGGCTGGCGGCTATTCCGGGCACCATATAATTTTGATATGTGTCGGGCACACATCCAATCCAGTAGCCAGCATTAGCCATTCCTCTAACAAACATAACCATCACGCATGAGCCAACATCGGGCGGAACCATCCACATTCCGTAAGACTTTTGTACATCGTTAAAGTCTGCAGAATTATTTCCTTCAAATTCAGAAGACGTAGATCCCCAGAACGGGCTCATATAATACACCGGTATCGCACCTGCTTTTAAATTACTATCCGATGTACCGCCTTCATATAAAAGAACTTCTAGACCGCCCATAAGAGTAGTATCGAGATGATTTACAACCCTTGCCAAATAAGGGCCAGGGCCGACAAAAACATCGGCAAGCGACTTATGTTTTGATTCTGTTGTATTAATTGCCATATATTAACTTGTCTTTGTTAACATCAATTTATCTAGAGGACTCAATGCCCTTTGTGTTCCGTATAAACTATTAACTGTATTTGTTTCAACGTAGTAACCGCCGATGCCTTGTAATGTTCGAATTGCATTAGAATTATTTGACTCTACTGAACCTAAACCCTGTACTGCTGGTTGCAGTCCGACAGTATTTAAACTTGCGTTGTTTAGTGCCGCGGCGCTACTGAACTTGTCAAGTTGCTGTGTTGCGTTTAATGGATTGCCGCCGCCAGTTCCGTTTGCTTGTCCTCTAGATCCTCCGAGAAGAGCTAACAATGAACCAATAGATGCAAAAGACGCGGCGCCTGGTAGATTTGCAATATTCCCGCCGTTAGCTAGGATTTTTTGCAGATCGTACTGACTAACGTTAGCAAGTGGTGATTTAGTCAACGCCTGTAGTGCAGGTAAGTTTGCAATACCTGCACCTGTTATATTTTTTAGACTTAAACCGAGAGCCTGAAATCCTTGAATATTAGCATCTGTAGGAACCGATGCTAATATTTTTTGTAGTCTTGACAGTAATGATGTTTGCTGATCTGCCGACAGTCCCGAAAACTGTGCAGGATCAATTCCTAACTGAGCGGCAAGGGCTGTAGGATCAGTAGGAACTCCATTTAATGCGGCAATAGTTTTTTGGCCAACATTACTTAAATTAGAAGCATTAGATGGATTAGTAATATAATTTTTTCCGTCTGCTGTAATTACGTTATTTTTATAATTTGTTTCTAATGTATAAAGATTATTAGTATCTTGAACAAAGCTAGAAATGATGTTTGCCTGTGCGCTTTGATTTGCTTGATTCTGTGCGGTTTTACTAGGAGCAGGGATCGTTGTTGTTTGTAAAGGAATTCCGCTTGTATACGGATTATATCCCGTTAATGATTGTCCCACTGCCGGAGCACCGGGGTCATTTAGTAATGCATCAGCAACTGAAACAAGGCCGCCTATTTGCATTCCTACCGAAGCTATCGTTTGTAAAGGTGCAACGATTCCGGATATAACGCCCAATCCGTCTGCTATAGCAGTATCAATTCGTCTAACAGAAGATTGCAAAGCGTTAGTTGTTTTAGAAAAAAGACCATTAGCCGAATTCATTAGTCCAGCTAATCCAAAGCTAGGAATTTGAGGATTTAAAATCTTGCTCAGATCAGCAGTTTGTTTTTTGGCACCAAACTTATTCACAGAGCTCGGAGCAGAATCTTTAGTGGTTTGATCTCCTACCTTTGGTGTACTAATAAATGGAATCGCTTTAACAGGAGTCTTATTAGGTTGTTGGCCGGCGAGACGTGTTAGCTCCATCTGTTGCGTAAATTCTCCGTCTTTAAAAACATTAGTGACATTAGTTACTTGAAAGATTCCGCTAAAGTGATCAATTTTATCTTGGCCAAAATCCATGAACCCGTCTGACCGATAGTCTAGTGGATTTTTAAAATCTATAGAAATGAAGATAGATTCTTGTAACCAAGGTGCCTCACCGTTGGCTGTTTGTGATGCTGTTTCTAAATCGACATCACTGTTCCCAAATCCAGTCGAAACTAGATAGTAAGGATCACCTATTATTTTCATATCCATTGTTGTCATCGCTCTATTACTAATAAGTTGAGCCTGGATCGATGCCGCAATGGCTTGGTACGGAGTTATTTGCATTCCTTTGGAAACTCCGTATATAGGAACACCAGCAACAGTTCCCGGTCTTGCAGGTGCGGTATTTTGAGGACCATTAGGATCCATCTTTGATTGATCTGCGATTTCTTTCTTGTCAGAATTACCAGGAGCGGCGGCTAATGAAGTGCCTGATCTATCCTGGTCGCCCAATTTGTACGGTCGGTCCATTGTATAGATATCAGTCGTCTTAAAATTAAAATTTATTATATCAACATTTTTTCCTGTGTACCAGTAATTGTAAGTTCTAGATGTTGTTCGAAGAATATCAGTAGTATCCCATTTTCCAAACTCTTCCGGTAGGTTTGAAAAATGTACATAAAACGGTCGTACCTGATAGATATATTTGTAGGCCGGTCTCTGCTCTTTGGGATTTATTTTAGGTTTTGTTTCTACTCTAACACTAATTCTGTACCAAGGAATCATGCCTTTTAATGCATCTTTTATTTGTTCTTTGTTCTCTATAAGCCATCGGGTATATTCGCTATCACGAACAACAATATCAACAATCTGTGCAATTTTAGATCCAGATTTAACTGTTATAGTTTCGCTGTTCGGTGCTGGCCCACTACTTCGATATTGATTAACATATTTGTTAGCATCCTTTGAAGTATTACTACCGGGTCGTGCAAATTCAAACGACTGATTTGATCTCAATCGATCTGGATTTATTTTTAGGTCCCCAGGGTTTGGAATTTTATAACCTTCTCTCCTAACAGCTTGAGTATGCTTATCGAAGGGTAAAAATTCTATTTCATATTCATTAAAAATTTCAGGATTGTCAGACCCGTTGGCTTTTTTCCATTCCGAAGTAACAGAAGCCATAAAGTCGAATAACATCTCACTAACTGTCGATCCCGACATCTTTAAAGTTGTAGGTGTTTCACCGTCCAGACCATAGCCAGACGTGTTAAGGCTTGAAAATGTAAATTTATGTACTGTTCCTCGCTCATCAACAGTTATAGTAGACTCTGATTTGCTTAAATGGAGATATCTTTCTGCGTTAGGAACTTTTTCCGCTTTACCTGTTTTGTCGTTCCACCCCCAAAATTCTATCTTTAAACAAAAATGGGCACCTTGGTGATTTTCCCATCCTGCCGCTAGAGCGTTTATTCTAAAAGATTCCAATAAACTGTTCATACTCAGTGGTTCAATTATTGTCATCTGGACAGTACTACCTATCGCTCCTTCGACTACATTAAGAGGACCATCTATAAGTAGGTTATCAACAAAAAAATCAAATCGACCCGGTCCATTTGCATTAAATTCTTCAAGGATCGCTTTCAAGTCGGCATCTGCGGCACTGATAGCGGTAATGTCAGCAGTGGGCATCATTTCACCGTTAACTTCTTTCAACCCTCCTTTAGCAGTGCCGCCATAGGAAACAGCATTGGCGGTGTTTATTCCTTTATCGCCTTTGCCCGAAGATTTTAAAATTATAAAATCAAGACTAGAGCCTGAGTGAAAAAATGTTGTACTATTTGCTTGCTCGTGTGTTATTGCCGCCAGTGTAATGACGTAATTATAGCTACTATAATCATGCAAGGGATTATAGAACCCAGGAGACAAATATTTTTCTGCTGAGTCATTTTCAAGTAAGCCATCTGTACCAATAGTCACCATATATTATAGCCCTAGAGTTTTATTGATAGTTGTAAGTTGCGGAATAAAAATTTTAACACCCGGAATCATGTCATATATAGGATCTCTAATAACATCTTTATTCCGCATGGCGAACACCCACCAAAGTTGTTCATTCTGATATATGTCAAACGCTAATAAATCAGGGCGATGTTTATATTGGGAAGTTAGTGTAATTTGTGTATCATTTTTTAATGAAGGCAAATCTCGTATATTCATAACATCTAAATAATTAGATTTTTGAGCAGTATTAAAATACGGACTTGATTTACTGTATGGATTAGTAGCCATTTTATAGATATCCCTTATCTGCTAACTGACCTTTGGCAAATTTGTCAACCGAGTAGCTTAATTGTTGTGACCTGCTGTATACAGGAATCAGTTCCAATGTTAAAGAGCATGTAACAGGAACAAAATTAGTGCCGTAGTCTTTAATACCTTCGCCTACTTGAATGTAATCAACATTATCAGGCAATTCTAATTTCCAAGATTGTACTGCAACCGGAACATTGTGTAACATACTATTACCATATGCCATTAGTCTGCAGATTGGAGGAGGTGATCCTGCTCCTATATCGTCGCCCCATCGCATTTTTGTTAATGTTCTAAGTAAATGCTGAACTGCCAATATTAGCGATCCTTCATATTCGTTTTGGCAAGTGAATTTGCCTGTTATCTGTATCGCAGTAGTTTGCGAATTTTTAAAAAAGTAGTTGTTAAAATTTGAATGTGTTGGGGCTATATTATTATACGACGCTTGATTACTATAACTTATCGTAGGAGTAAAAGGAAATATAATTCCGCCAGGATGTGATGCCGGGCCACCAATATTTTCAAAGGGTCTAGTACTGCCGAACTGCGGGCCGCCACCCAGTGTTCTTTTTGTATACATTTCAGGAACACACAATTTAACTCTAATATCTCGGGCAGGAGTACCTTTCCAATTGATAGAAGCAGGCATAGCCGACTCAGGCACCGCCGCCGACTTGATCTTTTCATAGTATTGAATGTTCGTGTCGTCCCAGCTACCTAGACTTTTTGCATACGCAAGCTCTTCAGCGGTTCGGCCAACTGAGTTAGCATTTGCCTGGGCTTGTAGATTTTCTCCTGGTTTAGCGGCCATGTGTTTTTTCCTTTACCAGTTATTTAACCTGATAAATAATATACGTAGATAATAAAAGTCTTGACTTCTTACTTTTTTCTGCTATAATAGTACTGGGAGATCCTATACATGACATCAATAATAACAACAAGAAAAGTCAAGTATCTAAACAATAGAGATTTATTGGCAGAGATACACAAAAGCAAAGTAAGTTTTTGCAGTTTTACAAAAGCAGAATATCATCAATACGATATCATACTTACAAACTTAGACAAAATCAATATCCGCACAGTAGCAGATGCTAAACGTGCAAGAGCAAAGCGACTTGGAATCGAAGCATTTAACGCATTGCGTATCGCAGGCGATAAAAAAACTAAACTTGCAGAAGTTACGCCAGATTACAAAACAATTCCTAAAGAAGATGTTATCATACGCATCATGACGTTTGAACATATTCCGCTGGCACCGGGTCGCAAAAAGACCACAAAGACCACAGCAGATAGCCACGATAAAGTAAACTTCCCCCCATTCCAACATTGGAAGTATGACGATCAAGGTAATTTAGAGTGCATAGGCAAGAGCCATTGGAAAGGCGGAGTTAAAACTGGCAAGTTTAGCAAAGACCACGGGCGCATTACTGAAAACCTAGGTAAGATGTATATCAAACTAAGTGAAAGATATGCACAGCGAAGTAACTGGCGAGGCTATACCTACATTGATGAAATGAAAGGACAGGCTATCCTACAGCTAAGTCAAATTGGTCTACAGTTTGATGAATCAAAATCAGAAAATCCATTTGCTTACTATACCGCCGCAGTAACCAACAGCTTTACTCGTATCTTAAACATTGAGAAGAAGAATCAAAACATTCGAGATGACATGCTAGAAGAAAACGGTTTAACCCCTTCCATGACAAGACAATACAGTCAAGAGTTTGCAGAAGAGATTGCTCGTCAAGCAGAACTATACAAAAACATGCGCATGCCAAAGAGCGAAGAAGATCCTATCGAGGAAGAGGAAGCAGAAACTACAAGTGGCAAAGAAATCACTTGATTTACCACTGCTTTTTTGTTAAAATAAAAGATAGGAGATCGTATGAGACTTTTTAAGAAAGTAGCGTGTTTCACTGACATCCATTTTGGGCTGAAGTCAAACTCTGCTACTCATAATCAAGATTGTGAAGAATTTGTAGATTGGTTTATTGCCAAAGCCAAAGAGGAAGGTGCAGAAACCTGTATCTTCCTTGGAGACTGGCATCACAATAGAAACAGTATCAATCTAATTACACTGGATACGTCAATCCGTTGCCTAGAAAAACTAGGAGCGGCATTTGATCAGTTCTTTTGGTTTCCAGGAAATCATGATCTATTCTACAAGGACAAGCGTGAGATTCATTCTAGTGCGTTCGGTAAGCACATTCCAGGAGTTACCGTTGTAGACGGTATTACAACTCTTGATGATGTCACCCTAGTTCCTTGGCTGGTGGGCGATGAGTGGCGATCTATGCGAGAACTAAAAAGCAAATATGTGTTTGGTCACTTTGAGCTTCCTCTGTTTTATATGAACGCAATGGTACAGATGCCCGATCACGGAGAATTGCGTCGTGAAGACTTTGCAGGCCCCGACTACGTATTCAGCGGACACTTCCATAAACGACAGTCTAATACCAACATTGTCTACATTGGCAATGCGTTTCCGCACAACTATGCAGATGCATGGGACGATGACCGAGGTATGATGGTACTCGAGTGGGGTGGCAAACCTGAATATCATGTGTGGGAAGATGCTCCTAAGTTTAGAACTATCAAATTATCAGACTTAATTGATCGCAAAGACGAAGTACTTAAGAGCAAGATGTATCTAAAAGTTAATCTCGATCTTCCTATTACATTTGAAGAAGCTAATTTTATCAAAGAAGACTTTCACAGCAACTACGACATTAGAGAAATGAGTCTTATACAAGAAAAGACCACACTTGAAGGCGTCGTTGACGATGCGGCAGATGCAAAATTTGAATCTGTGGATCAGATCGTTACCGAACAGTTGATTAATATTGAGTCTGGACAGTTTGAGCAAAAACTATTGTTGGACATTTACAATAATCTATGACATTTAAAATAAAAAATATTACAGTTAAGAATTTTCTTAGCGTAGGTAATCAAACGCAAGCAGTTGATTTTGATAAAGAACACTTGACTCTAGTGCTAGGTGAGAACTTAGACTTGGGCGGTGACGACAGCGGAAGCCGTAACGGTACTGGCAAGACCACTATCGTCAATGCTCTATGCTATGCACTCTACGGAAACGCACTAACTAACATCCGCAAAGAGAATTTGATCAACAAAACTAACGGCAAGGGCATGTTGGTCACAGTAGAATTTGATGTTAACGGCATTTCTTACAGGATTGAGCGTGGTCGCAAGCCTAACATTTTGAAGTTTTTTGTTAATAATCAAGAACAGAAATCAGAAGTTGATCAAGATGATGCACAGGGCGATAGCCGCGAAACACAAAAACACATAGAGCAATTACTAGGCATGAGCCCGTTAATGTTCAAACATTTGGTAGCATTGAACACTTATACTGAACCGTTTTTGAGTCTTAAAGCGGCAGATCAACGCGAGATCATTGAGCAACTATTAGGCATAACTCTGTTATCAGAGAAGGCAGAGAGCCTTAAATTGCAAATGAAAGACACAAAAGATGCGATTATTGCAGAGTCTGCAAAGATTGAAGCTACTAAAACTGCTAATGAAAACGTTCAAAAGAGCATCGATAGCCTAGGAATTAAGAGCTCAGCATGGGAATCTAAGAAAGACAGCGACCTAGAAGGGCTAGGTAAGGCCATTGTGCAATTAAGTTCTGTAGATATTGAATTAGAAATCGGTCTGCATGAGAAACTTAAACTGTGGACCGAGAACAATAATAAGATCAAAGATCTTAATAAACAGCGGGCTACTTTAGAATCTGCGCTAGGGCAGGCTGAAAAAAGTGTAAAAAAATACGCAAGTGAGCTAGAAAAACTTGCTAATAAGACCTGTCATGCGTGTGAGCAAGAACTTCACGACCATAAGCACAGCGAAATGACTACCGAAGCTACTACACATCTAGCTGAAGCAAACACATACTTTGATAAAGTTACCAAAGACTTTAACAGAATACAAAAAGAAATTAAAGCAATTGGCGAATTAGATAAAAAGCCAACAACGTTTTACGAAACTCTGCAAGAAGCACTTGGACATAAGAACAATCTTGCTAATCTAGAGAAAGCACTCGAAACTAAAGTAATTGAACCAAACCCTTACGTAGAACAAATTGAAGAACTAAAACAAACTGCACTACAAGAAATCGATTGGGACTCTATTAATTCATTAACAAAATTTAAAGAGCATCAAGAATTCCTGCACAAACTATTAACAAATAAAGATTCGTTTATCCGTAAGAAAATTATTGATCAAAACTTGACATTCTTGAACAAGCGTCTAGGATACTATATCGATAAAATTGGATTGCCGCATACCGTTATTTTCCAAAATGATCTTACTGTTGAAATTACACAGCTGGGGCAAGACTTAGATTTTGATAATCTCAGCAGAGGCGAGAGAAATCGCTTGATCTTAGGATTGAGCTGGGCGTTCCGTGATGTTTGGGAAAACTTATATCAGCACGTGAACTTGTTGTTTATTGACGAGCTCATTGACGCAGGTATGGATGCCGCAGGCGTTGAGGCAGGACTGGCAGTTCTTAAGAAGATGGCTCGTGAGCGCAACAAGAACATTTACTTGATCAGTCACAAAGATGAGCTAATCGGACGAGTTAACAACGTGCTTCACGTGATTAAAGAAAACGGATTTACCAGTTACTCAAACGATGTCGACTATGTAGAGGCATGAAGCTAAATCAGTACATAGAACTACATGAAAGATATATTTCGTTGCTGGTAGACTATCACAACGCATATACATCATGGGTTAAAAGTCAGTCGCTGGAAAAGACTACAGCATTGCGAAAGATTATTAAAGAGATGCGTAAGGTACAACACGAAATGTGGACTACCGCAAACGATGCGATGAAAGAATCTAAACAACGCAAGCGACAAAAATGGAACAGAGAACATAAGGAATAAAAATAGATCGGAA